AAGGACGACGGGTTTCTAGGGCCGGAAGACCAAAGAACTGAAAAGCTTATTGTTTACTGTCATGCACTATGCCGAGTGCCAATGCCGGTGCAACGATGGGTTATGCCGGAGGAAGAAGAATGACCCAACAAAGCCGAAACCAAAGAGAAGGCCGATATGCTGGCAGATTCAAAGGACAGAATAGGCGGACATGGTGGGTGCCTGAGATTATCGGGCTGAGCAAAGCGCAATGGAAGCTGCATGTAGAGCACAATAAGAAGAAATCTATGGAAGTGTTCAAAGAACTGGTCGGGGATATTTGACATGAGCGAAGATAAACAACCACTATCAGCTTTCCCGAACGGGAATAAGACGCCTGAGAATATGGGGATGACGATGCGCGATTACATGGCAACTGAGATTATTGCTGTTATGATTGGTTCTGCTGTTGGATCATCTTTTGGAGCTGATAATAATGCCACTAATTGTCGTTATGCTCGCGCAGCATATGCTGTAGCTGATGCCATGATGAAAGTGAGATCCGAATGAGCATTGACGGAATCGAGATTACTTTCATTCTTATTGGACTAGGCGTAATATTGGCAGGAATGATCATTCGTGATCTGCTAATGTTCTCCAAAGAATATGATCGCCTTTTCAATGAGGGAAAGGATCAGGAATAATGAAATACGCCCATGACGAAGCCAAGCGCCAGATAGATGCCCACACTGAACGCCAGGAGAACCGCATGGGCGGTGAAAAATTCCAGATCACAAAGAGAACGTATATCCCAAGCAACGATCCTAAGAAACCTTCGATATTGGAAAGAGTAGATATCGGCAAATGGGAACGGTTTTGAGGTATAATTTATCTGTGCTCGCACCGAGGCTGCTAGTGCTTAAAGAGTTCCAAGAGTAAGCGACTGATCACCGTGTAGCTCTGGAATACTCGATAAGCCTCCTGGCGTGGGGTGCCGCCTGACTCCCGTAAGGAGTCGCCACACAGAAGCGCAAAGACCGACGTGCGCTGGCAGACATGGAAACGGCGATGCTTAGGCATTCAGGACCGCCCATAGGTAGAGGGAAACACAGGCCCTTTCTTGCTTTGTGCTTCTGTGTGGTGAAAGGCAGATGACTCTACTAGAAGGCGCATGCGCTGGAATAGACTGGTGAACTGAAAGTAACCACAAAGACCAATGGGGAGCCCCGCTCGACCAGCCGCTTATACCGGTAGCCAGAAATGGCTGGGGCAAAATGACTGCGCAGGAAAGCCCTGTAAACTTGGCAAACCTCCTTAGTTCCAAGCCAGTCATGCAAGCGAGCAAGCACGCTATAGATGCCAAGACAGTGTAAAGCTGTCATATGCGCGTATAGTCTAATTGGCCTAGGGCACCTTCGGCATAGAGGGAGATTATGTTTCGAATCCATACCGCGCTCTAGTTTCCTTTGTTTCACCCCTAGCATCACCCTCCAATTTGCCCGCTATGGACATACGCGCCACTAGCGGGATTTTTTTAAGGAGCAGGAAATGCCTCTCACTAAATCAACGAGCAAAAAGGCTTTTTCGCATAATGTTGCGGCAGAGCGAAATTCAGGCAAGCCGATTAAGCAAGCCGTAGCAATTGCTTATAGCGTCCAACGCGAAGCAAAAAAACAACAAGTTAAGAAAAAGAAGTAGAATTGCCCATCTGCCCAATTTCGGGCAAGTGACACGTTGTGAAACGCTCACGAGGCAAATATGACCGAATACGTAACAAGCAATAAGAGTGACATACTGTCCGATATCTCGCTTGGCCTCTATGGTGGCAATCAGCCTGGCGCAACCATTCGACGGGTAACGAGGACAGGGCAAGTTACTGTTGCAGGAAGTGGCATAGCTGCAAACGATATTTGGGCTGCAAGTGGCGTTTATCCATGGATGACCGCTGCCACGAGTCTAGAAGTCGTTTCTAGTAGCGCAAATGACACAGCAGCTGGAACAGGAGCACAAAGTGTCACTGTGAATGGCTTAGATATTACTGGTACTGAGATTTCGGTAACTGTGGCTACCAATGGCACTACTGCTGTTCCACTCGTTACTCAGTTCTATCGAATCAATTCTGTCGGTCTTGGTGCAGTAGGGTCGGGACTGAGAAATCTCGGCACAATCACTGTGCGCGATGTAGGCGGCGGAACTACTCGCCAAGTTATTCCAATCTCTTCCGTAGCTGATTTATCGCCCGGTGTCGATAAAGGAACTCAATACACCGTCCCAACCGGTCACTTCCTACTGATATTCGATATTGATATCGAGATTAATTCTTCTGCTGGCGGTGGCGGATCTAGTAAAGGCGCTGACGTACTATTTTATTTTCGTGGATCAGCAGCTAATGCGCCAGTCAGGATGCCACGAGCATTATCGACCACTGATATTGTCAGTAAAAATCTAGATGGTAAAACACGTATTCCTGTTGGCGCTGGGACAGATTTTCAGTTAAGATGCTCATATACCAGCGCTGCTGGTGTAATTCTAAGCGGATCATGGGAGGGATTACTCTTCCGCCGCATTCCTTAACTTACATGAGGCCGGATAATCCTGATTGATAGGAACCCGGAAACTGTATGCCAGCAGGCGCTCCAAAAGGTAATAAAAACTCTAGCCAAACCAATCGTTTATGGACGGATACAATTCGTCGCGCATTGGTGCAATCCGATGCTAAGAAACTGCGTGCAATCGCAGATAAATTGGTTCAATTGGCAGAAGAAGGCAATATTATTGCTATCAAAGAGATTGGGGATCGTATGGACGGTAAGGTCGCCCAAATGATCCTCGGCCCTGGTGATGATGGCGAGCACACTGTAAATGCCAATGTCACTGTGAATTTCGTCAAAGCTAAGCCAGTGAAGAAATGAGCGACGTCTCAATCCCTGAGATTTTCGCCCCACTCTTCCAGCCTCAGCGTTACAAAATCCTTCATGGCGGGCGAGGCAGCGGCAAGAGCGTCAATGTGGTCAAAGCATTGCTTATTCTCGGCATGCAGTCAAAGCTTCGCATTCTCTGTACTCGCGAGGTGCAGAAGTCAATCAAAGACTCCGTTAAAGCCCTACTCGATGATGAAATCGAGTCGATGGGCTTCAGTTTATTCTATGAGTCGCTAGACCAAGAGATTCGCGGGAAGAACGGAACGCTGTTCGTTTTCGCTGGCTTAGCAAGCCATACGATCGACTCAATCAAGTCATTCGCCAACTGCGATATCTGTTGGGTGGAAGAGGGCCAGTCTGTCTCTAAGCGATCCTGGGACGTTCTCACACCGACCATTCGTAAAGAAGGCTCAGAGATTTGGGTGACATTCAATCCCGAGCTTGAGAGCGATGAGACATATCAGCGCTTCGTGCTGAATCCTCCAAGCAATGCATTCGTGATTCAGGTCAATTACGATCAAAACCCATTCTTCACGGATATCCTTGAAGCTGAGCGCCTGGATACGCAACGCCGCGATCCTAAGGGGTATGCTCAGATTTGGGAGGGCAAATGCCTTCCTGCTGTCGCTGGTGCAATCTATTACGACGAAGTAGCCACGGCTGAAGCTGAAAAGCGCATCCGTGATGTTCCATACGATCCAATGCTGAAGGTTCACGTTGTATTCGATCTTGGCTGGAATGACGCGATGGCTATCAGCTTGGTTCAGCGTCAAGGCTCTGAGCTAAGGATTATCGAATATATCGAGGATTCGCATAAGACGCTGGATTATTACTCGGCTGAACTGAAGAAGAAGAATTACAATTGGGGCACGCTCTATTTGCCTCACGATGGGCGCAATAAGGACTTCAAGACTGGTAAGAGCGCTGAAGAGATAATGCAAGCGTTCGGCTGGAATGTAGCGATCACGCCGAATATGTCTATCGAGGATGGTATTCGCTTAGTCAGGATGACATTCAACCGGATCTATATCGACAAAGAGAAATGTGAACGCTTGATTCAATGCGCTAAGCGCTATCGCCGGTCGATTAATCAGCAGACAAATGAGCCTGGCGCTCCGATGCACGATGAATGGAGCCATGGCGCTGACAATTTACGTTACATATGCGTAAATGCCGACAATATGACCAATGAAACATGGGGTGGAACGTTGAATATCCCTAAATATAACTACGCATAAGAAATATGGTATAAAATCGCGAGAAATTCACTGAAACAGTTTTCTAGCAATGTCGTGATGACACCCTAGACCAATATGCCAAAACCAGAACGCTTGACCGAACATGAATTGCTGGCGATGATCGATAACGAGCTTCGCCAGTCTTACGGCTATGGCGATGGTAAGCTTGAGGAAATGCGCCGCCGCAATGAATACTACTTCCTCGGCATCCCAAAAGAAGATTTGGCACCTCCTGAGATTGACGGACGTTCTCGCGTAGTAGATACGACTGTTCGCAATACAGTATTAGGCATGGAAGCGCCCTTGCTCAAAACTTTCTACGGTTCGGATAACGTATTTGAGTTTGAGCCTACTCGTCCTGATGGCGAGCCTCAAGCTAAGCTTATCTCCGAGTATGTCAATCACATCTTCCGCAATAAGAATCCTGGCTATACGATCACTGCAACGTGGATTCGTGAAGCTTTGATGCAGAAGGTGGGGATTATCAAAGTCTGGTGGGATAACTCGCACATTGAAACGACTGAGCGCTATAACGGTCAGACTGATGTGCAATTGGCTATCCTCATGGAAGATGAGGAAATCGAGGTAACTAGCCAGAAGTCCTATCCTGATGAAGAAGCGGTCGATCAGAAGAATAAAGCGCTGAAGCAGATGAAGGCTCAGCTTGACCAGATTCAGGCTCAATATCAGCAGACGCAGGACCAGCAGCTTGCTCAGCAAGGTATGCAACTGGAGCAGCAATACGAAGCACTCCAGGCTCAACCAGATCCAGTCCTATATGACGTTATCTGCAAGCGCACCAAAGAAGGTGGCCGCGTCTGCATTGAGAACGTCCCGCCTGAAGAATTCCTGATTAGCCGCCGTGCCAAGTCAATCAAGACTTCGCCATTCTGCGCGCATCGATTCCAACGTTCTATCGGCCAACTTCGTAGTTCCGGTTACACGATCCCTGATTATCTGCCGACTGAAGATGCGGGCGCAGAGAACAGTATGGAGCGTGTTGAGCGTGAGAACTACATTGATGACGAATCGTACTTCAACGAAGAGGGAAATGATTTAGACGAATCGCAACGCCTTGTATGGGTGGTCGAAGCCTATATGCAGGTTGATTACGATGGCGATGGCATTCCTGAGTGGCGCAAGATTTGTAAGTCCGGTACTCACATCTTCGCCAATGAGGAGTTCGATGAGCCTCCATTCGTGGCTCTCGGATCTATTCCACTGCCGCATCTGTTCTTTGGTATGTGTCCTGCTGATCTGGCTATTGAGCCTCAGCGTGTCAATACCAGCCTGATTCGTGCGCAACTGGATAACGTCTATTTGCAAACGAATGGTCGTTATTTCGCCGTGCAGGATCAAGTTAATCTTGATGACCTGCTGCGCTCGACGCCTGGTGGCATTGTTCGGGTTAAGAATCCGAATGCGGTAGGCCGACTTGATCAGGGTATTGGTGATACGAATTCGGCCATGCAACTGATGCAATGGTTCGAAGGCTTTACCGAAGAATCCACCGGCTGGACTCGCCAAAGCCAAGGTGGCAATGGTCTGCAACTTCAGCAAACCGCTACTGCTGCAAACATCATCACCAATAGGGCAGATTCACGCGTAGAGGCGATTTCTCGCTACATGGCAGAAACTGGATTCACTGACCTCGGGAACATGATCCTAAAGCTTGTAATGAACTATCAGAACAAGCCAGAAATGATCAAGGTCAGCGGCCAATGGGTGAATGTCGATCCACGCGAATGGACGAATCAGTTTAGCTTGCATGTGAATGTCGGTCTTGGTACCGGCAATAAAGATCAATTGGTTGCCCACTTGCTGGCCTTGTCTCAAGCTCAAACGCAAGGCTTGGCGATTGGTGTAGCGAATCCTGAGAACGTCTTTAACGCCAATATCAAGTTGGCTAATGCGCTCGGATTCAAGAACGGTGAGGAGTTCTTCAACGATCCGAAGAACAATCCCCCGCCCCAGCAACAGCAAGATCCTGCCTTGATTAAGGCACAGATGGATGAGCAGGCGCATCAGCGCGAAATGGCCTACAAGGCTCAGCAAGCTCAGGCTGATCGTGAGAATGCACTCCAGATCAAGCAGATTGAAGCACAAGTGCAAATGGAAGTTGACCGAAATCGCCAGCAGTTGGAAGCAGAGCAGCAGCGCTTGAAAGCAGAAAATGAGCTACGCATTGAGGTTGTTCGTGAGCAAAATCGTCAACAGATGGCTTTGGAACGTGAGCAGACCGCACGCGAACAACTGGCTTTGGATCGCTATAAGGCTGATCTGGAAGCACAGACGAAGATTGTAACGGCTCAAATCTCTGCGGGCCAGATTAACGACCCTAGCCTTGCTGCTGCTGAAGATGCCGCAAACACTGGAGTTAATAATGAACTTGGATGATGAATTGGAATTGAACAAGCGTATTTATGACGCTGACCAGGCTCGTTTGGTGCTTGAGAACGAGGCATTCCAAGCGGCATTCACGGATATTCAATCGGAGATTATCGAACAATGGAAACAATCACCAGCCCGCGACGCGGACGGCCGCGAAAAACTGTGGAATCTGCTGATGCTCAGCCAGAAGCTGGAAAACAGCCTGAAATCGACGCTGGACAAGGGAAAATTGGCGAGCCTGGAATTGGAGCGCAAACGCACGATGCCACAGAAGGTCAAGGAATTGATTGGCTGGAGTTGATGGCTGAAGTACATGCAGAAAAGCGCGCTGTTGTTCGCTGCTGGCATCCAGAAGCTAAGCATGATCTGGCCCAACTGAAGAACGGCGCAAACATTGAAGTAAAGGTAGGCAAAGCCGCCTATCAATTGACGACCGGCGAGATTGTTTCGCTTTAATGGACACTCCGTGAGGAATCCAAGAGGACATTATGAACATCAATAAATTCCGCAAGCGCTTTATCTTTCGTGACGCTGATGGCGAAGGCTCTATCGGTGGTGGCATCGATCAGGCTGCAAGCGCCTTTGCATCGATTCTGAATCCATCTGCCGAGCCTGAAGCAGTTAAACCTGCTCCAGTTCAAGCGAAAGAGCCTGAAAAGAAACAGGAAGCAGCACAAGAGACTGGCGATGAATCCGAAGAGGATATTGCCGCTCGTTTGGCTGCGGAAGAAGAGAACGTACAGGAAAAGCAGCCCGAAGAGGATACATTCACCATTCAAGTCGATGGCAAGGATGTGCAAATCAAAAAGTCGGAATTGCCAGAACTGTATAAGAGCGGCCTACGTCAAGCGGACTACACGCAAAAGACGATGGGGCTCGCTGAAGAACGTAAGGCCACTGAAGCCCAGGCGAATCAAGCCAAAGCTGAACGTGAGCATTATGCACGTGAACTGAATAACTTCATGATCACGAATGAAAGTCTGTTGCGTGAGCAAGAAAAAGTGCTGACGCAAGAGCTTTTGAATTCTGATCCTGTCGAATATCTTTCCCAAAAACGCATCTTTGAACTAAGACAAGCGGAAATGGGCAAGGCTCAACAGGAAATGCAACGACTGCAAGCGCAATATCAGCAGGAACAGACCGCCGCAAAGAAAGCCTACGATGCGGAGCAGCTAGAAAAACTCTACGCCAAGCTTCCAGAGTGGAAAGATGCAGCGAAAGTGAAAGCTGATGGAGAAAAGATCCGTGATCACATGATGGCTAATGAATTCACTCCAGATGAAATTAGCAATCTCGGTGACCATCGTGTGATTCTCATGGCGCGCAAGGCAATGCTGTATGACAGCCTCATGGCACGAGCAAAAGAAGCGACTAAAAAGGTCACTGCTGCGCCCACCATGGTAGAGCGTCCCGGCGTGCCACAACAAAACACTGTTGATAATCGCACTCGCGCAATGAAAGACCTGAAGAAATCAGGCTCTATCGATGCCGCTGCGAATGTCTTTATGAATCTTCTGTAAGGAGAAATAACATGACTGCTCCAACTAATACTTTCCTGACGACTGCCGCTATCGGTAATCGCGAAGACCTGACGGATGCTATTTACAACATTGCACCGCTGGATACCCCATTCTTCAACATGGCAGCCAAGACCAAAGCTACTGCTACCCTGCATGAATGGCAGACTCAAGACCTGGCGACCGCTGCTAATAACGAACAGGTTGAAGGCGATGATGCTACCGCATCGGCTAGCACTCCAACTGTTCGCCTGGGTAACCGTACTCAGATTTCCGCTAAAACCGCATCAGTTTCCGGCTCTCAGGAGTCCGTGGATAAGGCTGGTCGCAATTCTGAAATGGCTTATCAGATGGCGCTGCGCTCGAAAGAACTGAAGCGCGATATCGAAGTTGGCCTGACTCAGAATGCTGTCTCCGCTACTGCTCCGCGCCGTTCGCGTGGTCTGGTAGGTTGGGTTGATTCGGCAAACGTGAATGCAGGTGCTGGCTATGTCGCTCCGAACTACGTTACCAACGTGGCTCAGACTGACGGTACTCAGCGTGCATTTACCGAAGCACTGCTGAAAGACGTGCTGCAAAAGGTATTCACCTCTGGCGGCAATCCAGACACGATCATGATGGGCCCGCTTGCTAAGCAGACGTTCTCGACCTTTACGGGTAACGCAACCCGTTTCGATAAAGCAGAGGACAAATCTGTTACTGCCGCCGTCGATGTGTACGTTTCGGACTTCGGCCAACTGAAAGCAGTTCCTAATCGCTTCCAACGCGCTCGCGATGTATTCGTACTCCAGTCTGATATGTGGGCTGTCGCATGGCTGCGTCCGCTGAACCAATATGAACTGGCTAAGACTGGCGACAGCCTGCGTCGTCAGATCATCGGCGAATATAGCCTGGAAGCGCGTAATCCGAAAGCTAACGGTGCTGTAGTTGATATTCTCTGAGGCAATATTAGTTAACTAAGGAGAAATTTATGGGAACTAATATTGTTCAGCGCTCCGATGGGGGTATGGCCTTCGTAGAAGACGATACCGCATCGGAAATCTTCAAGATTGGTGGCACTGGTGCAGCCAATATGAAGATTGCAAAGGTGGCCCTAACCGCAACTGCATCCACCTCTGGTGGTGCAATTCTTTCGTGGGCCAATCCAGAGAACTCGGCAATCATCATTGATCGTCTTGAACTGGATATCACGACTAAATCTACTGGCGCTGCAAACGGTAGCTTTGGCGTGGCTGCAAACGGCACTACTTCTAGTGCTAATCTCATTGATACCTATGCACTGGGTGGTACTGAGAAAGTCGTCAATAACATTGATGACAAAGGCGCGAACGGTAAGAGCGTTCAGAAGATGACCACTAGCCAGTTTGTGACGGGTACAGGATCGGCAACTACTGCCGGTCTGGTTGGATTTGCATATATCCATTACTACCTGATCTGACCTAAAGCGGCCCTTCGGGGCTGCTTTTTTAAAAGGATTCGATATGTATCGTTCGACCAATACTAGCTCCGTGATGATTTTCGCCACTGGAGTTAATATCACGACTGGCGCAGCTTCCGCTAGTTCGGCGCTGCCAGTGGCATCTAGCGGCGAGATTGCGCGCTATTACCGCATCACTGCGACCGCAAATGCTCACGTGCGCCTTGGAACTGTCGGCCTGACTGCGCTGGCTACCGATGCGATGGTGGTTCCTGGTGAATCGCTGATTCTGGAATGCTCGCGTGGCATTACCCATGTGGCTGCTATTCAGGATTCCGCTGCTGGCACTGTGAACGTCGTTCCGCTGGAAGACTGCTAATCAATTGGAGGCGAGCATGAAAAAGGGAATTCTCTCTGTATTCGCGCTGCTTCTTTCGATTAACTCTATCTCCCAAGCACAGGTAGCTAATGCGCTTCGATTCGATCAGCGTAATGCTGCTAATACTGGCTATATCAGCCGCTTTGTAGTTCCTGATAGTGCTGATGATTGTTTGGTCTGGATGGCTCCTACAGCCTCTGGTGCGCTTCCAGCATGTACTAGGCTAGGTGCTGGCTTTGTTAATTCAAGCGGCGTCATCAGTGTTCCTGTAACGACTGGCGCTCAAGGACCGCAAGGCCCCCAGGGCATCCAAGGCATTCAAGGGCCACAAGGTGATACTGGCTTGCAAGGTCCACAGGGAGCGCAAGGCATTCAAGGTGCTACCGGAGCAATTGGAGCGCCAGGCGCAACGGGCGCGACAGGGCCATCGATTGTCGTTAGCCAAGCTGCTGCTACTCGTTCGCTTAACTCTGCATTCCAGCCTAGCACTACACGTAATGTACTGGTTTTCTACACCATTCAACTGACGATCACAGCAAGCATTACAGGCGGCCAGAATGGTGATGTGATTCTTGAGATTGCGAGCGATAGCGGATTCACGGCAAACGTTCAGACAATTGGCATTACCGGATTTGGGCAGACCTATACGCTTGCGATCGCTTTACAAGGCGTGCAACCTGATAAACGCCAAGTAATGGGTATTGTCCCTGCTGGCTATTATGCACGCCTCCGCACTGTGAATAACACTGGCACTCCTAGCTATTCTTTCATAGCGGGCCAAGAGATTCTTATCTGAGAAAACATGAATAAAAACGATCCAGTATCCACAAAAATTAAGATCGATGACGGGAAAATGTTCATCGGTCGCAGCCAGGATTGCACGCCGATTGCAGAATATGCGAAGGCGATGCATAATGCTGGAAATCATGGCAGTTCAGAAATGCGCCATGCTGCGAAGATACCGCTTATTATCATCGAGAAGTACATGAATGATAATGGAGTGACCTTCCAAGAGGTTATGAATGATCAATCGCACTTGCGAAAGATCGTGAATGATCCTGACAACAAAATGTTCAGGATCTGGCCCGGGAGGATCTAATGCAGAAATATTACGATAGCGTGTTATTGGATAGCGGGATGCCCGCAGTAGGCGTTTCTGTTACTGTCACTGCATTTGGTGGTGGTGCAGTAACGATCTATTCCGATAATGGCGCTACGCCTCGCGCAAATCCCATCACGACCGATGCTAACGGCTATTTCGAGTTCTATGCCGCCGATGGGCGCTATACGATTCAAATCAGCGGCGCAAGCATCACAACCCGCACGATCACGGATATCCTTCTGGAAGATCCGGCAGACGGTAATGCTGTCTTATTCAGCACTCTAACCGCAACGGGCCAAGTATCTCTTGGCGGTGTGGCTAATGCTGAATCGCTTCGAATCTCCCAAGCTCCGACCAATGCAGTCAATCGTATTCAGGTTATTGGCACGGTGACGCTTGGTGAGCCGAAAATGGGTACTGAAGGTTCGGATACTGATATCAACTATGGGCATTACACGAAAGGAGCTGGCGCTCATCGCTTCCTGACTTCTGGAGGCACGCTTGAGCAACTCCGCGTGAGCCATACCGCAACCGCTGTCAACTTTCTTAATATCACTGGCGCTATCGCCACTGCTTCACCATCCGTTACCGCGCAAGGCTCCGATACGAATGTCGGCATTAATTATTCTTCAAAGGGCTCTGCTCAGCATACATTCAATAACGGCAATGTAGCAGTGAATACTGTTGGATCTGGCTTGCGGGTGAAAGAGGGGTCGAATGCTAAGCAAGGCACTGTGACTTTGGCGGCAGGATCTAGCGTGGTTGCAAATACAAGTGTTACAGCGGCGAGCCGTATTTTCCTGACTAGTAATGCCGACGGCGGCACGCCAGGATTCCTGCGTGTTTCTGCTCGATCGGCAGGTGTTTCGTTCACGATTACTAGCAGCAGTGGTACGGATACTTCTACGGTTGCTTACCAAATTTTTGAACCGGCCTGATCATGACTATTGTCGTTCAAAGTGTAACAACTACCCGCGATTATCTATGGTTGAAAGATCAGGTAGCCGCATGGATGCACCGTAATGATCTGACAGGCGAAGTAGCGGACCTGATCTATCTTGCTGAAGTGCGCATTCGAACTCGCTTGACTGAGCGTGTTCAGGACGTAACGGGAACGATTGCCACTGTCGCTGGCACTCAATATGCGACATTGCCCGCTGATTTTCTATCGGTGAAGTCTCTATCGATCCCTGGCGTGATGCCGACAATCGATTACATGGCTCCTGATGAATTCAATCAACAGTTTGAGCCAGCAGTAAGCGGCACTCCACGTTGCTATACGATTATCGGCAATCGGATTTATCTTGGTCCTACGCCGGATGCAATCTATTCGATCAGTGCAATGTATCGTTTCGATATGCCTTCACTGACCAATACTAATCTGACTAATACGTTGCTGGCTAAATGGCCGAATATTTACCTATTTGGCGCATTGGTAGAGGCTTGTGATTTCTCTCGGAACCTCCCATTGAGGGACAGCTTTAACCAGCGATTCCTTGATGCGATTGATGGAGCTAATGTGCTTGAATTTAATAAGAATGGGCCGATGCGCGTCCGAATTGATGGGAGGAATTGGTAATGTCATTAGAATCTGGCTCCTATATCAGCGCGCTTGATTCGGTAAATCCTACTGGATCTGACCCCAAAAGCCGTGGCGATGACCATTTGCGCCTGATTAAATCGACGCTGAAAAACAGTTTTGCTGGCATTACTGGTGCAGTTCAAGTAGGCGGGACAAACGGCGGATTAGCCAATGCATATACGCTTACGCCTACTCCTGCTCTTGTGTCATATGTCACTAATATGACTATTGTATTTTCTCCAGTGGTTTCAAATACTGGGGCGTCTACAATTGATGTGTCGGGGTTAGGGCCAATCAATCTGAGGTCTGTATCTGGTGCGGCACTAATTTCTGGTGAGTTGGCATCGGGACAAACATATAAAGCAGTCTTTAATGGCACTGAGTTCAGGCTCGATTCTATCACTAAGAATTATGCCGACCAACTAGCATTTAGCACTGCTCTGCCAGCGCAAAGTCTTGGTTTCTTAGCATCCAACGGTACTGTAGCTGCATTTACGAAGACATTCACCAGCTATGCAGTCGATGAAAGCAAAGGTGCGAATGTCGCCAGCGCTGCAACTGTTGATCTGCAAAACACAGTTGTCACTGGCAATCTGATTCACATCACTGGAACCACGACCATCACGGCAATTACGCTTCCCGCTGGGGCTGAGCGAACTATCGTATTTGATGGAATTTTGACGCTGACACATAGCGCGAGTCTTGATCTTCCTGGCGCAGCGAATATTACAACTGCTGTCGGTGATCGAGCGGTTGTTCGCGGTGAGGGATCTAGTGTTACGCGAGTAATCAGCTTCATTAAGGCTAATGGACAAGCTACTGTAGTAACTCCTCCTGGCATGGTGTTGCTTGCTCCACCTACTGCAATTACCGCTGTAGCTAATATAGACTTTCTGACGATCTTTAGCTCAAATACGAACTATGAGGACTTCAAGATAGTCATTGATGGCATGACTTTTGGCTCCAGTGCGGCATTGCAAATGCGCTTTGCTGTGGCTGGCGTAGTTGATTCGGCTAGCTCCTACTTCAGTGTATCAGCCTCGCCAGGAGGTACAACGGCGGTAGCTTCGACTAGCTTTGGTATAACTCAAAATGCGGTGCAATCAGGCAATGCCGGGCTTTCTGTAGATATTGATATATTTAATACACAAGATGCAGTTGGTCGGATTAAGAGATTCTCGGCTAGATTTGTTGGTCAAACTGCTGCATCAACTTATCTAGTCGATACCACAGGTGGAGCATATTCAACTGCTAATGCAGTTTCTGGATTCCGAGTTCTTCCAAGTGCTGGCGTATTTGGAGCCACTGGCACAATTAAAGTTTACGGCATTTCCAAAGTATAAGAGGTCGATATGACATTGGTATTGGAATTTAAAGACGGAGAGGCTATTACGCGAGAAACTACGCCGGAGGAGCAGACTGAAATTGACTCACGCCGTCCATCTTTAGATGAAATTAATGCTCCAATAATTTCTCTTCTTGAAAAGAATGACATGAAGAGCATCCGTGCGTTGCGAGATGGCGATGTTGAATATATCGAGCTTCTTAAAGCGGAAGCTGCTACTCTGCGCAGCAAACTTGTAAGGTAATCATATGGCGTATGTGCGCGTTCCTAATTGCGGCTCTGCCGGGGTGATCCGAGATCTAAGTAAGCATGAATTGCCGCTCCATGCATGGACTGATGCTAACAACGTCAGATTCCTTGATGGGTATGCTCAGCAGTTTCTAGGGCATGGTTCCGCATATGGCACGCCACAAATAATCCCATATCATGTCCTTCCTGTGACAGTAGGATCAGTTCGGTATTGGCTTTACGCTGGCGCTCAGAAGATTTATGCAACCACAATCAGCGGCGGCAGCGCGGTTCATACTAACCTTACTCGGCAGACTGCCGGTGTCGACGTTAACTATACTGGTGTCCCTAACCAGTGGACCAGCACCCTGCTCTCAGGCATTCCGATCTTCAATGCGGGAAATACAATCGATCCTCCGCAGCGGTGGGATCTGAATATTGCTAACCGCATGGTCACGCTGGATAACTGGCCTGCAAATACCTATTGCAAGGCTTTGAGGACCTATCGCAATTTCCTCGTGGCGCTCAATGTCACAAAAGCGGGGAATAACTTCCCGTTTATGGTGAAATGGTCTAGCCCTGCTGATCCAGGCTCGGTTCCTTCTACTTGGGACCCGAATGATGCAACGCAAGATGCCGGTGAGACTGATCTGGCTGAAAGCCAAGGCGCGATTATCGATGGCCTCCAACTGCGCGACTCCTTCATGATCTACAAGGAGGATAGCGTATGGCGCATGACCTATACAGGCGGTCAATTTGTATTCGCCTTCCAGAAAGTACTAGGTATTTCCGGTGCATTGAATAGGAACTGTATCGTAGATATCGATGGCTATCACGTTGTCCTGACTGGATCAGATGTGATCGTGCATGATGGGCAGAATGCAAACTCTATTCTGGATAAGCAGGCTCGCCGCGCTCTCTTCCAAGATTTCGACGTGAATGCGATTGATCGTGCCTTTGTATTTAAGAATCCATTCCTGAACGAGGTATTCATTTGCTATCCACAAGCGGGTAACTCGATTCCTAATAAGGCGCTTGTCTGGAATTACAAAGACCGCACGGTTTCCTATCGTGATCTGCCAAATACGCATCATGCCAATTTCGGGCCTGTAGATGGTTCACTTGGCGATACTTGGGATTCCGATAGTGATCCATGGAATTCTGACCTGACGCTTTGGAATGGCCCTGATTTCACGCCTAATACTACTCGCGTGCTGATGGCGTCTGAGAATCAGAGGCTTTATCTGCTCGATACTTCTGCCAGTTATGACGGTGTAAAGCCAACTTGGTATCTTGAGCGCGTGGGATTATCTTTTGGCACTCCAGAAACAAGGAAACTTGTTCGTGGAATTCGATTGCGCGTAACTGGAGCGGTTGGCGACACTATTATGGTCAAGATTGGATCATCTGACGACCCATACACCGATCCAACATATTCATCTGCAATTACGCATATTATTGGAACAACGGTTTCATGTGACACATTTGTTTCAGGAAGGTATATTGCAGTGAGAATTGAAAGCGGCAGTGCTTATTTCGCGCGTCTTGATTCATATGATCTGGATATTGTCGAAGAGGGAGAATGGTAAATGAGAGATCCTAATCTCGGCACCGTTCAATTCTCTGTTGGTAATCCAGGCGAAATCAGGACGTTGGAAGAATTGACACGATATGTGCGCGATCTTGAATCAAGGGCGGCGGCTGCAATTACTCTTCTGGCTGCTGGGCATTTAGACGTAATTAATGCCGCCCCGCCTAAACCAAGGCAGGGTGATATTCGATATGCGGATGGAACGAATTGGAATCCAGGCGGCGGTGAAGGCGTGTATTTTTACAATTCTGGCGGCATTTGGACACAATTAGGATAATCGGAGAACGATATGGGATTTTTCAGTAGCTTACTTGGTGCTGCGGCTCCGATTGTTGGCGGCATCTTTGGTGGCCCTGCTGGTGCGGCTATTGGTGGTGCTCTTGGTGGCGCAATCGGCAGTGCTACGGCTCCTAGCAGCACATCAACTAATACTAGTGGCAGCAGTTCATCCACAAGCCAGCAACAGATTGACCCTCGAATTGCTAGCATCTTGTTCGGTAGCGATGGTCAGCAAGGATTCCTGAATCAAGCACAAGGATTCCTGAATCAGCCGCAAAGCCAAGGCTCACAATTCATCGGTGACCTATCGAGCAACTACCTGAACGGTGGTGCTGGTGATGATATCAACGCGATTCGTAATGCCGGTTATGGTCTACTCAAAGGCAATCAGGCTCCAACTATTGGAGCGGCAGTAGCTAATGCGGCGCAGATCAATGCACCGTCTCAGAATGCACTGAATCTCTCTCCTGCATACCAGAATTTCATCTATGGTAACGCGGCTGAGAATCCATATCTGAAGCAATCGCTACAGAGTGGCATTAACCAGAGCAATCAGGCATTCCAAACGCAATTGGGCGATATCACGAACAACCTGCAACGGAGCATCTTGCCGGGGATTCGTGGTAATGCTATCGCATCTGGTCAGTTTGGCAGCTCCCGACAGGGCATTGCTGAAGGCTTGGCATTGTCCGACCTGAATCGACAGGCTACAAATGCGGCACAGCAACTTGGTTTGGCGAATATCTCGGCCACGACTGGCGCACAGGCTAATGCTTTCAATCAAGGTCAAGATCGCTCGTTGAATGCATTGAACACTTTGAGCGGACAACAGTACAATACTGCCCTCACTCAAGCTCAACTCAATCAACAGGCGGAATTGGCGAATGCTGCGGCACGCCAAGCTGCTGATAACACGAATGTTAATGCCGGACTTGCGACACAAGCTCAAAATAATGCGGCTGCATTGGCAGGTTCTGGCCTGCTATCTGGCAACCTATCTCAGTTGTATGGATACAACCAGAACGCTAACAATGCTGGTATCAATCGTGCGCAGCAAGTGGGCAATCTGATTTCTCCATTCCTTGGCGTAAACTCGACGGTAAACCAGACCGGCACGCAAACCGGAAGCAATACGACGCCTCTGTATCAGAACACGGCTGGCAATATCCTCGGTGGCGCATTGTCGGGGGTTGGATTGCTGAACCAGTTCGGTAATCTAGGTTCTAGTGCTGGTAGGACTACCGCAACGAATACTAATCCTTGGGCCTTCGTATAGAGGATCATATGGCTTTCTTCGATCAATTGGCTAATCTCACTCCTGATCAGAATCAGGCGCTGCTATCTGCTGCGTCTCAGATCCTTCAGGCATCCGGCCCTTCCCGTACTCCTACCAGCATTGGGCAAATCCTCGGTGGTGGCCTGCAAGCCTACCAGCAAGGCCTGCAAGGCGCTCAGGACCGTAATTTCCAAACACAAGTACGCGATCTTCAACTACAGGAATTGCAAGGCACAGCGGCTGATCGTGAGCGTGCGCGACAAGAGGCGGAACAGCTTCGCCAGTTCTATCTGAATCGCGGCCGACAGCAGCAACAAGGCCAATCGCCATTAGCTCAGGCTCAGAGTATATTGGGCAATAACCTTGCTCCTACTCAGGCTAATGCTGATGCTTTGGCGGCCACCCAACAGGCCACTCCTACTCAGCCGCAAGGCAAACCTAGCATCTACCAGGAACGTCTAGGCGAAGCGCAGGCTCTGCGTAATGCTGGCTTCCATGCTCAAGCAGATGCAGCGGAGAAGGCAGCATTGGCGTTTGCTCCAAAGGTGAAGAACTGGCAGGAAGTTAAAGTAGGCGATAGCGTGCGTTACGCACCATTCTACGAGGATGGCACT